AAAAAGAAGGATGTATAACTATATGTGTTACTATTTGTCCATGCTAATTATTGGAGGTTATAAATGAGAATAGATAGAGTCAATCAGAAAATCTTTATTAGACAATCATGGTTAGGTGACATGACTATCTGCCCTGAGCGTGCAAGGCTTGGTCAGATTCGCCCTGAGTTTCGGACAGGTTCCGATGCGACAATCATCGGGACCGCATTGCATGCTGGCATTGAGTCGGTATTGGATGGCAGGTCATCCGAAGTTGCTGACATGTTGGAAGTTGTGAACAACGAATATGAAACGCTGGAAACAACAAATTATAAAAAGACCAACATTGACCCAGACAAAATTCCTAGTTATCTGGAGTCCATGTCACTTGCGTTTTATGATGGCATCCTGCCACATGTTGAGCAAGGCGGAAAAGTAGAACACAAGTTCACATCCTCATTGGGTTTTACCATCAACGGCTACGCCGTTTATGTTGAAGGAACAATGGATTATGTTACACCTAGTGGTGTTATTTGGGACTGGAAAACAGCCAGCCGCCAATACAACATCAAAGAGAAACAGAAATCCAACATCCAAGCCAGCGTTTATGCTGACGCTTGTGTGTCATTAGGGTTATCACCTGAGTACCCAGTTGATTTCCGTTTCGGTGTTATGGTCCGTCAAGAGAAACCGAAATCACAAATCGTTTCCATCGTTCGTACCGAAGCGCATGGACAATGGTTGCGTCAATACATTCGTGGTGCAGTCAACACAGCAATGAACAACGGCTATGAAAACAACTGGATTATGAACGATTCTTCAGCACTATGCTCGGAGTCGTGGTGCAGTTACTGGTCAATCTGTAAAGGTGCGTTTGTTCGTGCTGGAGATGACGCTTTCCCTGAGCAGTTGGATGTCTGACATGTCCATGCTATGCTTTAGTCTAGTTCACGAACGACACGGCTCGGTCACCTCCAGTCAAGTCGTGTCGTTCACTAATGTAATACCAAACCAACAAGCAGGAGGCTTGAAATGAATACCATCAGTAAAGACCAATCCATAATCACACAGGTGGCTGCAAAAATTGCTGCCGACCTGACACCTAAGACAGATGACATTATGACGAACATCGCTAATTGGGCGATGGCGTTTGATGCCACTACTGATGCCCTGTTGCAAAAGCATGGCATGACCTCAGGTGGTATGACCGAACAAGAAGTAACACAGGCTGTTATTTCAACCTTCGGTGCAACAGAAGCACCAGCACCACAGTGGGCTAAAGAAGCATCTGCACCAGCAGGTGGCTTTCAGGTCCGTATCAAAGGTCAGCAACACGGTCCAATTCCAGCATGGCTACATGCAGAATGTGCCAAGGTTGGCGTAAACGAAGTGTGGGACAACCGTGACGGTTTGCAAGCAAACCCTAAGCGACCTTGGTTCAAAGCCGTAACAGGCGACAAGGCGTTTTGGGAACCACGAGCAAAACGATAAACAAACATGACACCTGCTCCTGATTACACGGAGCGTTGGGCAAAGATTGGACGGGGCGAGAACATCGCCCCGTCCGATTTGTCTATAACGCCAAAATTCAATTACTTTACGCCACTTGAAAAAGCGGCTGATGATTATGTCCATTGGGCGCAAACCCCACACGAACGAGTTTACACAGGCTTCGCTGACATTGATTCAGAGATGCGAGGGATAGCACCAGCAGAACTATGCCTAGTGAACGGCTACTCACATAGCGGTAAAACACTGGCATTGCTACAGATACTTGTAGCGAACAAAGACAAACGAGTTGTGTACTTCTGTCCCGATGAGCCACGCACACTAACACTCATAAAGTTAGCGTGTGTAGTCCATGGTGTTGATGCGAACCAGTTGGAACAACAAATCGCCAACAATGACCGTCAAGCCATAAATCTGTTGAAAGACACAGCACGAGAACACTTCCCGAACCTAGCGGTATTTGACCAAACAGTTTCACTGTTGGACATGGAACGCTCGTTGTCAGAAGTATCGGATGCGATTGGTGACCCACAACTTATTGTTGTTGACTACTTGGAACTGTTGACAGGTGCTGGCGAGGATGTTCCATCCAAAGCCAACGCAATCAAAGCGTTCGGTAAACGCCACAACAAGCCTTTGCTTGTGTTGCACCAGTCATCACGGTCATCGGGTGCTGATGGAAAGAAAATGACTATCAGTTCAGGTGCATATGGTGGCGAACAGCAAGCGACACACATCATTGGTGTACGCCGTAAACGGTTTGAAATTGAAGGTTACATTCGTGACCTGCAAGGCAAACTGGAGCGTTCCGCAAACACCGAAAAGATTATGGAAAAGATTGAATCACTACAGTACGAGTTGCGTATCCACATGGATACCGTCACACTCAACTTGGTGAAGTGCAAGCGTCCTGCTTCGCAGTTGCTTGACGACATGGATTTCACAATTGAATACGGAACAGGTCGTTTGCATCGTCTTGACACAGGTGTGTTGCCATGGAAAGAAACACGCCCTAGCGTGGACAATCCACTAGAACAACTAACACTTGCAGAAACCTTGGAGGACTGGTGATACCTGACTATCTGACACAGCCATACATAACTTTGTTTCGTGGCAGAGGTGATGTCTATGGACATAATGAGGGTCGCTGTGTAAAAGAGCAGTTGACAAACGATGTGTTCCAAAAACATTTCTCAGGCGAAGCACCAATCGGTATTTATCCGATGGTCCCACACTTTGAACAGTTTTATGTGGCATGGGGTTGCGTTGACTTTGATACAGCAGACGCAGACCAAAACGCAGTCAAACTACATGACGCACTAATGGAAGCAGGCATCGTGTCATGGATAGAGAAATCACGGTCCAAAGGATTCCATGTTTGGGTATTCGCTGAACAGGCTGTCCTTGCTGAAGATATGCGTAACATGCTGGTCGTTGCATCACATGTTGCTGAAACACCAACCACAGAAGTAAACCCAAAACAAACCACATTGAAAGCAGGACAATATGGCAACTATGTTAGGTTACCGTATCCGAATTTGGATGACCGACAAACTGACAAGCAACGCATCTTTCACAAGAAAGATGTTGAATCGGGTTCCTTTGACAATCCGATGGTCTTTAGTGACTTTATTGAATCGGCTATGTCGCTTCGCACCTCGCAAGAAACGATTAAGCGCATCTCATCCATGTATCAGCCACCCAAGCAAGCAACGGTTGTCGTAAATGATTATGTTTATGATGCAACTCTCAGTGAGGCTATGCAGATACTTAGCCCGTTGGGTAAGGTCATTTGGCGTGACGGACCGCTAGCAGGCAAAGACCGTTCATCTACACTGGCGAAACTGGGTCACGAAACTGTTCGCAGTGGACTGAACCCTAGTCAGACTAAGATTGTGTTGATGACAGCAGATAAACGGTGGGGCAAATATCATTTGCGCCACGATGGTGAACTAGAAATAGACAAACTAGTAGTGAGGGTCCATTCATAATGACAACAATCCTTGCAATTCAAGGTGACGACTACTGTGCAATCGGTTCCGATTCACAATGGTCAGACGACTATGGGCGAGTGGGACGCATGAACCAACCCAAAGTAGTTGTCGTAGGTAAATACCTGATAGGCGTAGCAGGAGACACCCGTGGTGCGAATGTGATTCAACATGCCTTCAACCCACCAGTACTGCCACCCAAACTACTTGGCGCAAAACTAGTAAAGTTTATGGTGTCACATTTTGTCCCTGCTTTCAAAGAATGTTTAGAAGCGCATGGTGCAGGCAGACCACAATACGATGACCAGCCAGCAAAGTCAGCAAACGAGATACTCGTTTGCGCTAACGGCACAGTGTTTCAAATTGATGAGGATTATGGAACCGAAACCGACACATGCAACCTGTATGCGATAGGGTCAGGCGCACACTTTGGTTTAGGTGCATTGCAGGCTTACACAAATGGGAAGCGTGTCGTACAAACAAATGCTAAACAGTTGTTGCTCAAATCGTTAACAGTTTCTGCAAAGTTTGATAGCGGTTCAGGCGCACCATTCCACACCTTCATACAGACTGCGAAACCATAATGGGAATAGAATACTCTAAGAAGCGTTATAAACAAGTACAAAAAAAGAAAGCCGCCATCATACCAAAGGCTGGACCAATCAAAGTAACGAAGGCTGACGGAACTGTAGAAATACAACCAGTTGACCATAAGGCTGTACGCAAAACCATTAAAAAAGGTGAAAACAAAGCGCACAAACTTAAAGTTGACTCCAAGCCAATTCCAAAAGGTCGTCCACGAATGACCCGTTATGGTCGTGTGTTCACTCCAGCAACCACATTGCAAGCAGAAGCAATCATAGCCCAAGCGTGGAACGGACCAAAATATGAAGGTTTAGTAGAGGTTGACTGTGTTTTTACACCCGAAGGAACAACAGTAATTGTTACACCAGTAGAAGGAACGCAATCAAAATTGCGTGGCGACATAGATAACTATGTCAAACTATTGATGGACGGTTTGAACGGTGTTGCATGGCTGGATGACAAACAAGTAATCGTAGTCAGAGCAGAAAAGCGATGAGCAAAAACCAATCAGATTACGACATTCCAGCACGCAAGTTTGACTTTCATACCGACCTAAAATTTGGTCACAAAGGTGAAAAACTTGTAACAGATTTCCTTGATGCCATGTCTGATGGTTCCTTTGAAGTTAAAACAGACCGATACCGCAACGGGCGAATGGTCCTAGAAATGACTCATAATCCACGCAAAAAACTGGATGATGAGGGTAAACCGTTATGGACCCCTTCAGGGCTTGCCATAACAAAAGCAAAATGGTGGGTATATGTTTATACCTTGGATGGCTCCTTTGTGATAGTTAGCACGGACAGAATCAAACGATACCTAAAAGCCAACAAGGAGAGATTTAATCCCAAGAAATACCACTCTTTCGCATGGTCCTCCAGCAACCCGTCAAAAGGATATTTGCTGGAACCCGAAGATGTTATGGACATGATGATTAACACGGAATACGATGAAGTACGAACCAACAAGTAAAACGGGTAAAACCGAAATAGAATTATTGATGCAACCGTTTTCGGTTACACATGATGAAACCGATTGGGAACTAATTGAACTGATACAAGACTCACTGTCCACGCTAAGCGAAGCAGACCAAGATGCATTGCATGGCATATACTATTTGCGACAAACATATCAGGACCTTGCAAGCGACCTTGGCATCAAAGCCAAGTCGCATGCGTGGAGGAAAGTTGATTCAGCGTTAAAGAACTTACAGAAAGCATTATTGGAAAACGAAAAGTTCGTTGAAAAAATGGGAGAAAAATATGACATCTAAATATGGTGAAACAGGAACAAGATACAAGATTGGTGAGGGAGAAATTTTTGTTGACGAAAAATTTATTATCTCAACACTCATGGCACTGATATTTGCTATTTCACAATCCGATAAAGAACAAGCCGAAAAAATTGAATACCTAGCAGGGAAACTATATGACGAAATCAAAGAAGTTGAATCTGACAACACTGAACGAACAACTGACACTCCTGCATGAAGAACTAGTACGGGCTGGCGCACCAAAAACAGCAATCAGACGGGTTGAGGACATTTCCGTATCTGTTGCATGGTTGGATAAACATGCCAAAAAATTATAACCCAGACTTCAACCCAGACGACATGTCTGAACTTGAAGGCATCTTTGCTCAAATGATTGAAGATAACGAAACAGGTTTCGTTATGGAATTTATAATCAGCAAACTTGCTGCCAAAGAACTAGTTGAACTATGGCTAGAAGCATGCCTTGGTGATGGCTCGGCATTAGCGTTATCGTTAAAAGAGTACGGAAAAATTATGGCAGAATTAGCGGAGGCGTTATCTTCGGAGCCTTGGTAGTTTTCTTTTCAGTATCAGGCAAATCTTTAGTTGCTGTCATACGACCAGCCTCAACCTCATTAGACAACCAATCACGAATCGTAACAGAGTTACCTACAGCCTGAGATTCCTGCTGGTCAGGACCAACATACCTGATAGGAATACCAAACCAGTTAGCAATGTTGCCCAACATACGCTCCTTGTAAGAACCCTTACCGCCAGTGAAACCACCACTAACACGGTTCATTTGACCCAATGTTGGGATAGCATTTTGTGCAGTGTACGGAACCTTTTCGTTGATAACAAGACCACCAGTCTTAGGGTCAATGCTAACCAAAGCCTCACCACCAACAATTTCTGCGATAGTAGCCAAAACATATTTATCAACAACACCTTCAGCAGGAACCTTGGTGTCCTTGAACGGTCCAACATCAATACCCAACTGACGGTTAGCAATAAATTCGGCAGGCAACTTTATAACAGGCGCAAGTTGACCAATCAACTTTGCAGGATTAGTAAAAGACTCCAACTGTTGTTGCAAACGAACCATAGGCAAGTCAGGTGTCATAACCCACTGACCACCCTTCTTTGTCATAGGAATATCAAACGGCAAGAACGGAACATTTCTATCCTCTTGGTCAACACCAGCAAACGCAATCGGATTATAGTCAGCCAACCATGTTGGCATCAAAATGTCTGCACCAACAGGTGACGCTTCAACAACACGATTATAAGTGTTGTACGCTGACGGATGCACCAACTGTTCAACCATCTGCAACGGCACATTTCGGCTTGTCCAAATCCAAAAAGGAATAAACCTACGAGCAGCCTCATCAAAAGCAGACAAATCACTATAATCAAAATGGTAACGAACAAGACGAGCGACACCCTCATCATAAGTTTGTCCACGCTTCAACGAATCAATTGCCATTGGGAAACGCACAGCCCGTTCAACAAAATCGTTTTTGCGACTAATAAACTGTGTAGCCTTGTTGTTGATAATCTTTTCGCTTATCTTTCCACGCAACGCTACGCTTGCGAGGTCATCAGAAACACCACGACCTGAAGCCTCAGTCATCTTCCATGCCCTTTGATACAGGTCACGCTCAGCAGGGTCCAACTTGGACAAGAAACGCATCCAAGCATCTTCGCCCTTGCCAATGGCACGGGCGGCACGGAAACCGTTAATGATTTCTTCGTGACCCACACCAGCAATATGGTTCATAAATGTTGCGGACATACCGTTACGAACAAAGAACCCGATAGTGCCAGTGGCGTAAGTTTTAAAGAACTGAACGCTGTAATCGTATGCTTGCAAAAAATTGTTTTGATTAACCTTGGAACGCAACTTCTCCAAGTTCGGTTTCCAAACACTCATAATCTCATCAGGCATCATCACACCAAGATTAGTAATCTCAGTCCAACCATCAAGAGTGTCATCAACCAAACGACCAACCAAACCACCCTTCATCAACTCCAATTGACGCTCAATGTTTGGAATCGTTACACCTTCCAGCAACGCAAGTTGCGCCTCATCGGCATGCAAAATGTTTGTGACACGCTCATACGCTTGACGAACACTAGGGTCAACAATCGTGTCAATAGAGTCCAAAGACCTAGAAACCTTTCTAGCCCAAGAAGCAGACTGCATAGCCGCCGCACCTCTAGGTGGGCGAGCAGTAACAAGTAAATGCAAATCCTGAATATCTTTAGCAAGGACAGTACCTACCGTATTGTTCCAATCCTTCAGAACTCTTGCTTGATTCAACAACATAGGCAAACGCTCTTTATAATCAGCAACACCATCAATCTTTGGACCACCAGCAGAACCAATACGAGGAATACCTTCAGAACGATAAACAGCCTCAATCTCGGTTTCCAACGAAGCCAACTTGCGTTCAAGTTGACCTTCCATTTTTACCAACTGTGTTTGTGCCTGCTCACGAGTAATAGTTTGCTTAACGCCACCAATCTCAATCTCAACCTTACCTGTCCGTGCTAATACTTCTTTAGCCTTTTCGGTTTTGGTCAGACGCTTAGAAGCGGCTGACTTCAAGCCACCCTTCTTTTTACCCAAAGAAGCAAGTTCTGCTCTAGCATCAGCACTATTAAGTACAGATTTTTCAAGTTGAACAATTTCTTCTTCCTTAGCGGCTTTAGCCAAACTGGTCTGCAAACTAGCCTGCTCATAATCGCCATCCAAAATGCTGTTAACAAACTTGTTGCCTTTAACAGTTTGCACAACATCGCTGGCATTACCACTTGCCCGTGGAAAATTATGGTTGTGTGGGAGAATGACAGCAAAACTGTCATCCAAAGGACCAGTATCATCAATCAACCTAGATGGAATCAACAAACCCTGTCGTGGGTCATTCGGGTCAATGCTTCTGCGGAACGCACTAGCACCAAAAACTTCTTCCATAATTTCTCTAGCAAAAATGTCAATATCTTCAGGGTCAACCAAGTCAGGTATTTGACGGATAGCATCATCAATTGCTTCAAATACTTCAACAATTTGTTGGTCAGATATAATGTCATTCGGGCTTAAACCCATTGTGTTAAAACGAATAGTATCAATCAACCCAGCAATCTGTGGATAGAACTCCTCTAGTTGAGGGTCATATGCGCCAGTTTCAATCAACTGGCGATATGCAACAGAAAATTCTTCACCTTCAAGTTGTAAACCTTTTCGTGATAAAGCAAAACCCAAATCATCACCAAAATTGTCAGGTGAAAAATAATCCAAGAAATCTGCTGGCTGACGCAAGTCAACCAATTCCTTTTCAGGAATAGCATGGACAGCAACCGAGTCATCACCATTAGCGAAACCAGCATCTCGTGGGCGTGTACGAAAAGCCTTGTAACCAGCCTCCTCAGGCAAAGCAATCAGGTCATCTGACGAACCATAAATCAAACCATCATCAGCGTAAGTAGCCTCAGCCTTAATGTTTGCAATCTGGCTGTAGCCACGCTCAACATTTTCCAAGTCATAATAATCTGATTCCAGACTTGCTCGCATCTGGGTAAACTGTGGTCCGTCTGGCAATGCTTCCATTTGCGCACGCAATTGACGCATCCGTGCGTTAACTTCACGCAACTCACGGGTAGCAGGAACACCCTTAGAGTTCATAATCTTTTCAGCCAACCACTCTGGGCTGCGACCAGCCAAAGTTGTTGGATTATGATTAGGGTATATGGTTGCATAAATGTTACGCAACTCAATTGTCGCTGCATAACGCTCAGGGTTATTAATCGCTGCACGCAAGTTCGTTAACTCATCCAAAAACACTGCATGCAAAGTTGGAAACTCTCCACGCTTAGCCGCTTCAATAGAAGCCGCACGAACATTAGCCGCCGTCAAATCAGCAATAGCAGAATCCAACCTGCGAGTCAACCGAGCAATTTCCTGTGTTGTCATTGCCTTCTTGGCTGTTTCACCATTAAGAAACTTCGTAGCATACCTGACACCATATTTGCCCATGTCCTGCAAACGAATAACATTTTCCTGCACACGAGTACGCAAGCGTGTTTGCGTTTTCAGAATAGTACCATGCACACGCTCCAAGCGTGTAACAAGTTCTGCATCAGGGACAATCTTTTTGATTAACGGACGAATAATATCAGGGTCACCAAAATCAAAAGCCCGTCTAGCAAACGCAACTTTGCCTTTAACTTTTGAAATAGAAAACGCATAACTATCCAAAATAGAAACCATATCGGTTTCAAAAAACTGTAAACGACCCAAACCTTGTGCCTGAGTAGCATCACCAAAAATCTTGTTAATTTCATCAACAGTACCAAAACGCACAGGCTGACCCATAAAGGTTTCAAAAACAACTTCACCAGTATCAGGGTCAACAGATTCCCCACGCAACTTACGATACATTAAAGGACCAGTATTATCGGTCAACTCCTTCAAAGTAATGTCAGTACCCTTCCATTCACCTCTGCTTAAACTGCGTTGTCCTTGCTCAGACATCATCCATTTACGAGCAGCAGATGTAACTTTGTGATGCAAATAGTCATCAATAAAACCAATTTCTGTAATGTTAGTTCCAAAGTCATCACCGAACTGGCGTATTTCCGCATTAGCGGAATTACGCAACTTGTTCTGCCATGCACGAATATCTAAAACCAACTGTTTAGTTTCATCAATAATAGCCCTAGAAGCCAACATTTCTGATTCAGGCATTTCAACATAACGATAAATGTTTAATGCTTCAGCATCTTTAGCACCAATGCCAACAGCCTTAGCGGCTTTGTTACGCAAGCCCTTACCAACCAAAGCCCTTTGGCGTTGAGCCAACTCAACAAGTTCTTGTTGTGCTTGGCGATAAGCAACAGATGTTTCACCCTTAGCAAATTTATTTGCAGTAAATTGAACTATGCTTGGACGAATCTGTTCATAATCTAATCCTTGACCAACACGGCGACCAAGACCCAACGCTTGAACACCCTTCAGGCTTTTTGGTGTTGTAGCGGTAACCAGCCCACGAACTGGGTTGTATTTACCAGCCTGCAACACATCACCAATAGCGGCACGACCATAAGCAAAAGCGGTTTCAACTCCACCAGTTTTTGGAATAATTTTTCCAGCATAACGAATACCTGTACCAAGGTTTTCGGCTTCACGCAAAGCCTTAGGGATACCAGACACACCATACCTAGTTATACGGGCAACATCTACAGCATCGTCACCATACTTTTCAACCATGCGTATCGCCAATGCAACACGACCTGCACGACCAGCATGATTCAACGCACCAACACCAGCATAAGTCATTGGGTCAACTATTGCCCCAACATAAATAGTTGAAAACAACTTTGATGCAGTTGACTTATCAGCAAACTTTTCTTCAGTAAAAAACGGATTATAATGGTCCTCACGACCAGCGTTAGCAACAAACCTATCCCAACTCGGCGCATACTGGTCAGGGTTAGACAAAATCTTAGAAGTCTTACCTTCATCACCATAACCACCAACACCCAAAAAACCAAAAACTTTTTCTTGTGCAGTAAGTGGTTTTCCTGTTTGTTTCTTTTGTTCAAGTTTTGCGCCCTGAGTTTGAAAAGCACCCTCAATTTCGTTAGCCGCAGACATCGCCGTATTCGTTAAAGGCTTAATCAAATCAGCCCACTCGTTCAAAACAGCAACAGGACCAGCAACAACTTTTTTAGTTGCACCACCAACAGCACCAATAATTCCACCCCATGTACTAGGAGCAGGTTTACCTTCAGCCTGTTTCTGAACCTCAATAATAGCCTTAATCTTTTGGTCCTCATTCAACTTCGGGTCTATTGCAATACGGTCAATAGCCGTCTTTAAAGTTGCATCCAACTTTTGACGGTTAGTACCCTCATCTTCCTGAGTTGCTTTTGGTTTAATAACATTACCAATAGCAATACCTTTACCAGCATAAGGTTTAGGAATATTTAACGGACCACGAGTTACAGCCATAACTTCCTTTATGTTATTTCTTATTAGGTACTGCTACCCAATTTTTGCCATTCCATTCCCAATGCAAACCAGCACCTGCTGGTGTTGCAGGTTTAGATTCTTTTTGTGTTGCTGATGGCGTACCAGCACCAGCCTTGGCTGCACCAAGATTAGCAACAAGATTGCCAGACTTATCATAACGATAACCAGCAGGAGCAGCACCCTTAATAGCAGCAAAAGGACTCTTTGCTTCATCTGGAGGCAACGCTGGAGGAGGAGGAGCATACTTTGCTGTAGTGTCAGCCTTCAGTTCAATAATCTTAGACAAAGCAGTATTCAACTTGTCCTCAACACTAGCCTCGCTACCAGCACGAGCAGTAGCCAACTCATTCAACATCTTAGAATAATCTAATTCTATACCAGAACTAATTTCAGGTTGACGCATACCCAAGAATGTTTGTCCAGCCGCACTAGCCCCACGAGCAGAGTTCTTTAATGCTTCCAAATAGTTTTGTTGAACATCACCATAACGAGTAGCCGACTGTGTTTGTAACTGATTCATAAAGTCATTCAACGATTTGTCCATCGCCGCTTGTGACTGAACCGCTTCTTCACCAGCACCCTGTTGACGCAAAGCCTCCAACAAAGGATTCTGTATAGCCTGCATATTAACCATCGGCATATTGGAATATGCTGATGTAGGTTTAACAGCGTTCAAGAAATCAATCTCAGCCTGAGAAACATCAGACTGACCCTGAGTTATCAAAGTCTCCAAAAGTTTCAACTGTCGTTTCCGTTGGTCATCAATTTGTTCTGCCTGAGGGTCATAAATATCACCTAAACGACCAAGTGCTGCGGTCTTAGCATCCTTTGCTGTCTTTTCATAATCTGCAACAGCCTGCATACCCGAAGCATAAGCCAACGCACGGTCCTGAGCCTCTTTCAAAGCCTTGTCTGTATCTGCTTTCGCTTTAGCACCACCATCGGTTTTTACCGCAGCAGGTGCTGCGATTGCTTTACCAGTAACCGCACTAACACGATTTCCTTTACCACTATTCGCTGTAGGGTCATACGCCCCAACTGTTACTGAAGGTTCTGAACCAGCACGACCAGCCTCTACAAGATTTTTTTGTGCCGCAGAACCAAACATCCGTTGCTTATCAAACTGTTCCTGAGTAGCAGCATTACTGGAAGCAGCCAACGCCAAACGAGCATTTCTTTCCTCATCTGATTCACGAACCAAACGACCATTCTTGTAAACAATACTCATAACAAACCCCTAGTAACTTTGGAAAGCACGCAACTGTGTTGCGGCATTTATAATGTCACGCTGCTTCTGCAAACGCTGTTCAGCCAAATATGATTCCAAATCAGCCTGCTGCATAGACTCATCCATAGCAATCTTATTCAACTCATCTTGCATGGACATCTGTTCGGAACCTAAACGGGCTTGAATACCAGCCGCATAATCCTCTAAACCTTTACGAGCAATACCAGACTGCACATTAGGTCCAGCCAAACCACGGCGACCATAAACACTTGTTTGTGGGTTGAAACCCTCTACACCAGCCTTGGTGATGTCAGCAATTTTGCGGGAGCCTCGCTGCTGACCCAAAAGGGCAGCCTGCTGGTTAGCAATAGAACGCTTCTGCCTTCTAGCAATCTGAGCAGATTCGCTAAGCCCAAAGTCTTGATAATATGCGTCTGTCATGCTCACATTAATACCTCGTTTGTTCCTTAAAATTCAAGGTGTTTCTATCTTTCAAAACATCTATTTCTGCTTGCATCCGACCCAGTTCAGCCTGAAGTGATGAAAAGATGCGTTGAAGCGCATCTTTATCGGTCCCTGTTAGCACGGACAAGAATGGTGTTTGCCAGCCGACTTTCATCAGCCAAAAACCTGTGAACCCAAAATAATTTGGTCGCTGTCACCAGAAGCCGTTAAAGCCGACACGGTGGCTGCCGCCAGTTTGCTATAAACAATTGACCCATCATCAAGGTTTGTCCCTGCTGCCAATGCTTCAACAAAAGTTTTAACATCATTGAAGTTTGTATTAACTTCTGTAGCAACGGCAGGTGTGCCGTTGGTAAAACTGTTTGTAATACTAAGAGTTGCCATAAATTAACCTTTAATCCTTCGTGCCTGATATTTATAACCGATGCTGTTTACGCCCCATTTTTTACTGGCTGGACCAATAAATTCCAACTGGATACACCGTGCCAAACCAAGGTTTCGTCCAGCAATAACCTTGGAACTAATAGCACCACTAGACCAATCCTCACCCCACAAACCAGAACCCCAAAGCAACGATGTTGTTGGTGGTGTTTGTATAATGCTAAAAATCTTTCTTTCATTACCTTCACCCTCGGTGAAGTCATGATAAACTTTTACCGCAATGCTCTGAGCAATGTCGGCTTCTTTAACAACAAAATCTGGGCGGCGAAACATTTTCTTTTGCATATAAGACCCACCATCAAACCAGCGTGTCTTATAATATGATTCAAAAGCGGTGCTGGTTCCAGAAATGTTATCTGATTCATCGTTAAACATGTCAACCTTCAAAACATATGCTTGCGTTGGATGACACATCAAACGATAATCCGCTTCAGTTGAATCAGTCCAATTACATCCGCCAACCAAACCATAACCATCATGGCTGGAAAACATTGTGTAAACACCACCACGAATAGTTGGGTCCAAAACAAAGTTAACCGTAGGCACAGTAACAGTTGTTTCCTTAGAGTATGGTGCAGAAACCCACACACGGCGACCAACCCAAGAAACGCTAATGGATTCATGGTCGGCAGGGTTTATATAGTTCAAGTCAATAGCAGTACGAAGGTTGTCAAACATGTCTTTAATGGATGCACCATTATAAAAATATAATCCTTGGTTATGGCTAAACCAGTAAACACCATCATCTGCCTGTGCAATAGCATGGTGGCTTATACAACCAAGACGGTTCGTTAGTTCAACAACTTGAAAGTTGTCACTAGCGTAACCAAAAATTACATACACAGCGTTAGGTTTAAAAACAACTAATTGTCCTGATACAACAGCCATACCTGTGATACCGTTGCCGCCGCCAACGATATCAAAATAATCATCTTCATCCCAGTTTTCTGGAGCGTTTTCTAATGACCAACGCAAACGGTTTGGGTAATATGTTCCAGCCTCAGTTGTATTAGCAGCCCACATTTTATTAGCATGGACAATAAGGTGTTCTGCTGTTGGCATTTTGCGTTCAGAAGTGGTTGGTGTTGTTTGCCAAGCATGAGGTGCAGTGCCAGATGCTGTCAATGCTGTCGCATATGTGTCTGTTGTTTTCCACACATAACCACCACTACCGCTACGACCAGTAGCAAGATACATGCTGTCAGCCCACTGTGCCATACAAAAACCATGAGGACTAGCGGAAACAACATCATTGCCTGAGGAATACTGGAGAGTAGTAAAGTTTCCACCAGTTGATTTATAAACCTTGGTGCTATTAGCCAACAGGATTGTTGGCGTTGCACCACTAAACGGATACAACTTTTGCGGACTCCAAGTACCCGAAACTGCTGTCGTGTTTAACCTTTGGTAACCACCACGACTGAAAACACCACCTCGTGGGTCAATTTCAACATTCAACATGTCAGGTGACTCAAAAGTTGACAACTGGAATTGGTCTGCACGGAAGTTCAGTCCACCAGTAAAATCACTTACCTCGGTAATGTTTAATCCAGCCATTATTGGTTATCTTTTAAACCTTGCCCCATGCGTGTCATCCAACCATTAAAAGTTGGACGACCAGTGGTACGACCAGCAGACAACACCAAGTTAGCATGACTATTTGGTGTCATCACAGACTTAACAGCCAACATAACACCCTCATCAAAAGACCGTTTATAAACATCAGCCATAGCGACATCCTCTAAACGCTGATACACACGGCTACAAGCATAATAAACTAAAGCAAAATGCAAGTTCGCACTAGCGTCAACATAACCACCATCAGTAACCCAATCAATAGGTTCACGATAACCACGGACAGTCAAAGTACGAGCATTGTTCGGTTTAGGAAACAAATGAATGTTGCCATTCCAAATAGAATAAAACAATGGGTCACCACTCGTGTCATACGCACCAATATAGGTGTTTTCAGCCTCATCATGTGAAACCATGTCCAAGCGCAAACCAATACCCGTGTTATCCACAATAGACACAATCTGCGACATAGGGTCAGCAGTAAAAGCACTAATAGGGTAAGCCCGTTGCTCAGCAACAGTATTAAAAGTAAACGACTTCTCTAGGAAGGTCCAACGCTTCTCAATGTCCAAAATACGGTAGTAGCCGTCACGGATATAAAGATTCAGCAACGAATCGGGTAGGTCCTCAGAGTCAAGGTCCGTTATGTCTCGTACTGTTTGACGCAACGATGTTGCGGTCATCTGGGCATAAGCCATTATGCCTCCTGTTCAGATTTGATTTTCTTTAAATGACCTGCACAAAACGACTGTCCACGCACCTTGTTTGCACCACAGGTGTCATCGTTTCCAGTGCATTTGTCACCACGACCAATATAAGGTCCACTAGGGGCAGCGATACGGGAACCAGCAACCGCCGCAAGGCGGTATCCAGTCTGAGGGGTTCCATAATAGGCGTGAGCAGGGACAGCGTTATTGTTCATCACTCATAGGGGAATTGTTCCCCAAAAGCATCAACCGCCCTGTAATTGCAACAACAACAGTTCAAGCGGAGAATATGTATAATCCGTTGAACCGCTAAAAGAACCAGCAGTTTGATTCCTCAAAGGCTTAGACGACCTAAGGGCATCCAACATCATTTTGGTTGTCTTATCAACATTCTTCAATTTTTTGCCAGCCTTAGCAAAAGGAAAAAAATTCATAGCAGCCCACATAGGGTCCAGTTTCTCAGACTTACCCTGAACCAGTCTTTGTGCTTCGCTGGCTGGAGTAAAGAAATCAGCCAAAAACTTGGTTGTTTCATAATCCTGTTTAACCTTGTTATTACCAGCCTGAGCCAAAACATCAGAATAAGGCGCAGCCTTAGACTGACCACCACCCATCAAACCCATAACATCCTGACTGGTTATCTTGCCTTCAGCAAGATTCATACCAGCCGCAACCTTAGGTTGTTTTAAAAACCCTAATAGGTCCCCAATATCAAAACTAGGTTTCTGTTTCTTAGGCTTAGCCACAACTACTTCTTGTTGTCTCGTGGCTTCTTACGAGCGTTCTTAGCACGGTTCTCAGCAGCCTTCTTACGGGCATCAATACGGTCAGGCGCATTACGCCCACCCGACTGAGTAAAGTTTTTTTTGCGTTCAGCACGAAGGCGAGCAGCAGTCATAGCGGCAGTTTCATCAGCAGATTGCTTTGCACCCTGACCCTTGAACTTGCTGTCCATGCCACGCAATGCTTTTTCTTCACGCAAACGCTGTGTAACGCTTTTGGCGTTACTAGCCCGTTCCTTGGCATAACGCTCAGCACCAAGTTTCTTGCTCCACTCAACATTAAGAGCATCCTTACCAGCCTTGGACTTGGAAGCAGAATCCATGTATTGACGCTGGATGCCTTGAAGTTCTCTTGCCTTCTTCATTGCATCAGGAGTACCCTTTTTCAGCAATCTTGCAATCTGCTTTCCAATGTCATCAATAATACCCTTAGGTTTATTAGCCTTCTTAGCAGCCATGTTTAGTAGTCACCCTTGCTGTTACGCAAAACATAATCTTTGTAATCTTTGGTCATACCGCCCTTGGCGTTATAAGGATTCTTCTTATACTTGGGGTCAGATACATCGTTCATACCTTTTTTGACAACCTTCTTGGAGCCTTTCTTGGCTCCAGAAACGGCTTTCTTCAACAAAGGTTCAATGACATCATCAATGCCACGGACATGTCCGACACGGGATTCAATAGCAGGCTTACGCATTTGGTTTCTTCTTCTTAGGCTTTGTCAAACCAAGTGCATAAGACGAAGCAGCCTTCTTCTTCGGAGGATACGACTTTGCTTGTGCAGTCATACGCTTAGAAGCAGCATTAGCAGCCTTCTTAGCCTTAACCTTGCCCATACCAATAGCCTGTGCTTCTTTCTTTTTACGAAGCGAATCAGCGTTCATCATCCACTTAGGAATATTCAAATCACTATTTTTTTTCATAGGCATATTAACTACCGTATCCCATCTTCTTTTCAGACTTCTTAGACTTCTTAGACTTAGCCGACTTCTTGGGGTAGTTAGATGTAACTGTCCCCGCCTTTGGTTTCGCATCAGCATGACTGGACAGAATTGAATATTTTACAGGCATTATTTTACTCCTATATAGAGAAATGGTGGGGAGTTTCTGCTCCCCACCATTACCAATTTGTTCCCTAGTGGGGATTATGCTCGGTAGATTGAAACCGTGTCTGCGGCAGTGAACACTGCAACATACGATGCTGATGAAGCGGCTGCAACCGAAAAGGTTGCTGCTACACCAACAAGAGTTACACCCGATGCTCCAGCAGTTACCACGATTGGGTGGGTTGCTGCGGCTGCGTTAACAACGGTGAATTGGAAACTTGAACCAACTGCTTCGTCACCAAACGCTGCACCAAGTTCCGCACCAGTTGGTGTGGTCAAAGTGCGGGACGCTGTTGGTGTCATCGTGTATAGTGTGCGTGCTGCACCAGCAAGAGTTGCTGCAACCTGTACGGTTGCTGCGTCTGTTGCTGCTACTACGGTTACTTTTTCTTCTTTGGTTGCCCAGTCTGCAAGACGGGTACGGTCAATTGCACCGCTAGTGTTTGAAATAAGTGGCATATTATTCTCCTAAATTTTTGAATTTTGTGTTTTTTTTATTATGATAATGGGGGCTTGCGCCCCCACCATCGGATTACTTAACTAGGCTGTCTTAGCCGTCAACTTGCCTTGCTTTGCAGCGTTACGGCAGGTGAGGTTACCGTAGCACATGATGAGTGCATAACGGGCATCCAAGTCCTCAGGACGAACAAACTCGGTTTGTGAGAACCACTTGCCTGAGTGACCAACCAAGGTTAGGTACTTGCTGTTCAAGAAGTACACAATACCTGCGGTGCAATGCTCATCGTAAACAACAGGAGCAGCCTTGAACAACAGGTTCTGGAATCCAGCATCTGCGGTCTTGGTGTCGGTGTAACGCAACTGTGGTTGCAACAATGCTTCGTACTTTTCAAACAGAGTCTGGGTCGTGAGAACCATGTCTGGGTGGTCGTTACCAACAGAAACGCTGTTGTAAGCAGTTGACATTTGTGCGAGGGTCAACGCTGTTGCGGTGTTTTCCTCGTATGAACGCCAGTACTCGTTACCTGCTGTTGCACGGTTGATACCGCCAACGGTTCCTGAAGCCTCAACGAGGTTTCCAAGACCGTTCCAGTCCTTGCTGCTGTTGCCAGTTCCATCGGCGTAGAACATGCGGTTGAAACCTTCACGCATTGATTCTTCAGCCTGCATGATTTTGGCTTCCAACAAGTTGATGATTTCTTGTTCACCGTTGTTCTTGGCTTCTTCAATACCGCTAATTGCGATTGATGCAGCGTACTGCTTCCAATCGTATTCAGCAGCCGTGATGCCAGTTTGTGCGGTCAACGAGATTGAGTCATAACCACTGTACGACTTAACAGTTGAACTTTCACCGTAGATGAGTGGCTCAACAATCTTGGTTCCACCGTTAAGCATGCGGATGCGACCCTTATCCTGAAGGAAGTAGGTCAACGGGCGTGCCGTAAAGATGTTGTCCGTGAGTTGGTCACGATAGTTTGCGAGCGTTGTACTGAGCAACGCATCAAAGTTTGCATTAGACATTATGTTCTCCTAAAAGAATGTAGTAGTTTTTATTTTGCGCCCATAGAACGCTTGGCGGCAGCCCAAGCCTCAGCGACTGATGTAATGGGCTCAAAACTTTCACTAGTTGTAGAAGCCGTAGCGGACGAACCACCCGACACCACACTGGCTTGCCTTTTGGATTCCAACAAAGAGTTTTCTTTCTGTTGTTGGACTTCACGGGCTTGCCGTTCTAGTTCTGCTTTTGCCATCATTTTATCAAACGCAATCTGCTTGTATGTACCTTCCAAATCCGTTGAGTTCAACCGCAAAGCGGATGTAACAACTTCATTGATATTGAAATCCTCATATTTGGACTTTAGTCGTTGAACTTCACGCTCAATTTCCTGTTTGGATTGATAATCCTCAAACGATGCAAGACGCTTGTCAAGTTCCCGATACTTTTGTTCCGTAGGGTCCAAAGAATCAAAATCTTCACCATCAGCAATCATTTCGCTAACAGCCTGACGGCTGATACCGTAATGCTTACTCAATAAGTCAATCGTAGCGGCAGGGTCATTATCTAAAGCCGATTGAAGTGCAGTAGCAAATTGAAACTGTTCTTTTTGCTGTGCAAGTTCTTGCGTCTTACGAGTATAATCTGCTTGGCGTTGATAACCAGCGAGTGCCTCACTTAGAGGTACTTCCAAATCCTCACCATCTAATTTGATTGGAACTCTATAATTAGAATATTCCTCAACAGATAAAATTGGTGTATTCGGGCTTTCTGAAACACTTTCTGTAACGGGTGACCCTTCGGGTTCCACAGACGGTGTTGTTACGAGTTCATCACTCATTATGTTATTTCTCCTAGAGTCCTAGTTGGTTGCTCTACATATGAAATTGCTGTTCCTTTATGCCATTGGCGGCATCTGTCCTTGCTGTGCAAGCATCGCTTGCAACATGGCAGGGTCACCATTTAAGGGACCAGCACCTTGTTCAGCAGGGACAGGAGGGAGTCCTTCTGGAGGCATTGGAGGTGCGCCAGCACCACCCATTTCAGGACCCATAGCAGGTGGGGCTTGTTGTGCCAAGAACTCGTCAGGGTTCTTCACACCAAAGCCCTGCTGTAGTACATAGGCGGCAAGTTTAGCCATATCTATAATTCCTGCGCCAGCAAACGGAGCCATAGCGTCAACCATTTGCAATGCCATCTGTCGGCGGAATGATTCGTTATGTGGCTGTGTTGAACCAGCAACTACTTCAAAATCAAAGTCACCTTCCAAATAGTCACGGTCAAACTGCACCCAAACAGGCTCACCATCTTTACCAGTAATACGGGCTACCTGTTCGCCTGACATATATTGTCTTGCTAGGGCAACCATGCGGCGACCTACTTCGCTGATGGCTTGTTCAACCATAGCCAACTTGTCAGCAGTACGGGCGTTGCTGGCATCCTGCACCAAAGCGGATTCGGTTGCGGTACGGCGAATTTCGCTGGTTCCGCCACGCTGAATTTCTGATACACCAGAAACACGGTCAATGTCAGCAATGATAGTTGAGGTTTGGTCATAGAAATCTGGTGGGTTAATCAAAGCAGGGAAGTTTGCTACAACACCACTTAGGGCTTCGTCACTGATTACTGGGACCATCACATTGTCGTCATCAGACTCCAATGCTTGGCGACCCATACCATCAAAGGCTGATTCCTTGTATAGGTATTTGCGTGAATACTTTTTACGGTGATTCATCATTTGGGTTCGGGTTTCATTCAACTCTTTTTGCAAAGGTTCAATAGATTCCAAATCTCCAATAGGATAAAAATGGTCGGGGACATCATAGTTACGCAACATAACAAACGGCTGACCAAACGAGTATGGCATTGCTGTTGGCTTGACCAAGAAGTTTTCTGCACCTTCACAGAAAACACTCATTGATTTTGCGGCAACATCATAAAACTCAAAAACTTCGGCATAACCTTCGTTTTTGTCGTTAATCTTTTTACGGCTTGGGTCATCGGCATAACGGCTAACAGCCATAACTTGCACTTCGTCCCTAGCAGCCTTTGAGTAACGCTTGTCGTTTTTTACATCATAGATTGGTCGGCGGATACGCTGAGCAATCCATTTGATGTCACGCATACTGGTTGCATCTGGGTCAACAAAAACATCCATAGGGCTGACACGCTCAGCAAAAGGACTGTCCTCTAGGATTATGGTTGTGGATGTCATTTCTCCACCCTCTATAGGGTCGGAAACTTCTGTGTCTTGTCCAACTACTTCTTCTTCAACAAAACGGTAACCACTCTTAATCCAACCATGACCACAAATCAAAGAGTCTTTTACTGCACGGCGGAACTCGGTACGAATGTCACGATGCTTCCACCAATAGTTGACAACCGCTTCAGCAATAACTGCATTGGCAGCGTTTTCTGGTTTAACAGAGTTAACAGCAATCTTGGGGAAGTTTACTGAAATGTTTGGGGCAATAATGTTGATAGTTGCAAAAGCAATATTAACCAACAGTCTGTCCTCGTCACGATAGTCCTCATATTGATGACCTTTATACAGGTCTATGAGTCTGCGCCAAACCTCATCGTAACCTTCGTCTTTGCGCCAACGCTTAGATGCCTCTAGGCGTTGCTTGTATGCTTTAAGTTGGTCTGCTGCTGATTTCTTAGCCATTTACTTTGTGTCCTTTTGACCTTCATGCCAACCAATATGGTTGTCAAGTTTGCTACCTATTTTGTCAACCTTAGACCCGATAATCCGAAGAAGGACTTGCCCTTGTGCGTGTTGTTCGGTGTTTTCTTTACGAAGTTTTTGTAAGACAACCACGACTGGTCCCGTGATGAGCGCAACGATGATTGGGACCCATACGGATGAAAGCATGATTCATTACATCCAGTTCGTGACTGGTTCAGCGTTGTACCCGTTGATTTTAGCCTGTTCCACAGTTTGACGCTGACGCTCAGCGACAGTAGGACCATGAAAATCTTCTTGACCATAAGTGAATCCCAATCTAACGGTTTTAATATGACACGCAAAACAAACCTCGCCCCTGCGGGGAAGTTCGTCTGAGGCAAAAGTTTTGTCACAATTTGTGCATTTAAACATCATAATAGTACTGAATCTGTTCCTAAGGTTAAAAAGGTGTTCGTTTTCTCACATTATGGGAACCAAGAAACATCCGATTTTCACCTTGACCACTAAAAAGGTGTTGTTCCCACCACATCAAACTGTTTTTAGGCAAAGAAACATCACCACGATATTCAGGCAACCACACATACTTTAACATTTGGTTGGCGATAGCCAAACTAATAATTCTGTCGTCATGTGGGCTACCAGACATACGACCATTCTCCTTGCGAACAAATGTTCGCAACTCGCCCAAAGTCTTAGCACACAATATGATTACACCCTCATCACGGATAGCGGCACTAAGTTCGTCAATAGCCAACGGCTTACTAGAGGATGTAGTTCGCCAACCCAACACATCACTAGGGTCAGCACGGACAGCATTAAGGCGGCGTTGCTTATAAAGATTCTTATAACCATGCTTCTGTGCAGCCTTCAGGGTAGTCAAACCGTGGTTGTTGCTTTCAATACCCAACAACCCTGTGTTGTACCACCAACCTATTTCAGCCAACAGTTCACCAAACAAGTCAGGCTCAATATGTCCATGCCAATGAGCAACCACAAGTCCAGTTGCAGCATCCACAACATGGGCAGAACTGTAGTCACCATAACTTAGTCCTTCAGCGACATCGGCTCCAATCACATAGGTTCCACCAGTCTCAGGGTATGACCAAACTTCTAGTTCACCGTTTTCTTGAAAACGGAACTCACCATTGCCATCAGAATATAAATGGTAATATCCAACATGACCATCTTCTGGTTGCATATTGTTTAGCATGTCAATATCAAAAACAGGGTTACCTGATTTGATGAACGCTTCCTCAGGGAAGCGTGGATACTCTTGATGCATCTGCCAAGATTGCATGTTACGGCTCTTAGCCTCATACCAATCTTCACCACGCTCACCATCAGCATCCCAAGGATAAAAAATACCTTTAAACTTGTTAGACCCTGTTTGCGAACCAACCCACAGTTGATGAAAAAAATTTCCAGAACCATTAGCAGTGGACAAACCAACAACACGACCACCGACATCGGTAATAGGTTCAATAGAAGCCCACGCTTCCTCAGGGTTAGGTAAAAACGCCCATTCGTCCACAATAACTAAATACACCGACTCACCACGAGCAGGGTCGCTACCTGAAGGCAACGACTCAATAGCAGACTCGTTATCAAACATCATTTTAAGTTGATGGTCAGTGGTCTGCCTAGGTCCACGCTCTTTCATCCACTGTGGAATAAAACGGTAACCATACTTGCTCTTGGCAAGCAACTTCACAGACTCACGCTCAGTACGGGACAACATAACAACAAAACGGTCAGGTGCAAAGAACACTAACCAGAAAGCGTATGCGGCAGCCAAAGTAGAAAACCCAATTTGACGGGCTTTCAACACAATTGTGTAACGCTCCGACATCCAAGTTTTAACTGTATCAATTTGCGACTCACGCAAATTAAACTTTATACGACCCTTTTCAGGATGTTTAATACACCAAAAGGTTTCACAAAAATATATGAAAGCCTCTAGTTGTTGGTCAATGGTTGCTTTCTCTGGACCACGACATTTCCTCCACTCTTTTTCATTTATGAGTGCGTTTAAATCCATTTAGGTTTACCACCCCACGGACCAAAACCATCACCATAACGACTATGAGCATAATCATAAATAGCCATAAAGGCTTTAGCGGAGACAACAGGATTATAAAGTTGATGGCACTTTTCTAAAACACCAGCATCCTGAAGAAAACCCTGTTTGGTGTATCGGTTTGGTTTACACCAAAACTTGTTGATTTGAAACAACCCAACCGAGCCGCCCATAGGGTCGGCACGGTTAATACTTGTTGGTTGACACCTAGATTCACGCCACATAATATAGTCCACTTGAAGAATCATTTTATCGCTATCTGCAATAATGCGAGTAATGCCCTCCATTTCTGGACACCTAAGAACCAAAGGTTTCTTTGCAGAAACACTGGTCGGTGAAAAAAACATGCCAATAATTAATGAGATAACAAAAAATTTCCTCATAATTTCCTATCTGTGCAAACAATTGCACATCGGGGATATTACTTGCTAGATTCCTTCCAAGCCACAACGGCTTCAGGTGTAGCATCACCTGCAACATAACGAATATGCCAAGGTTCGGCGGGAACTACTTCCCAACTAAAACCAAACTTGGCAATGTTATTAAACATCCATTCCAAAATCTTACCATTAGCACCAGCGACATCCACCGCAATACCCAACATATGTTTAGAACAATTCTTTGGGTCATCATTAGGAGCCGCTAAAGGTGCAAAACCTTTTTTAAGATACCATTTAACACCATTCCAAGTGCGTGTCACCGCACCCTCAATAGGTTCCTTCTGGTATCTTTGCATAAAACCTGCGGTTTGCTGTGCAATACTGCGGAACATGTCACCTGCGCTACTGGGAGATAACTTTATGCCATCAACCTTAGCAGCAGCAACCATCGCTTCCCAAGCATCAGCCGCACACAACTCTAATTTACCACCACCCGAAACCTTGCGGAGCATGCTAGGGAGAACCTCAGACGGTTTTTTACCTTTTAGATGCTGGCAAGATTTAACGGGGGTGATAAACAGTTTCATTACTTGGCTACAGCCTTAGCAACTTTCTTGGCTGCAATCTTTTTAGGGCTTGCACCAAACGCTGCATCAATTTCATCCTTCGTCAGGACACCATCAATGCTTGCCTTTGCAAGACCTTCCGCAACCTTGAAAATGGATACTGCGCCAGCGATAAGAGCCGACTTCCATACTTCTAGGTCTGGAGCAATAACAGCAGCACCAGTCACCACGCCAAGGGCGTTGGTGAGAAAAAGTGCAACAATTCTGCCTGCAATGTCTTTTGCCTTATTCATTTTTCTCCTTAATAAATACACCAACAAGGTGTACAGTTAATGCTACTAAGGTAATTTGCCAACCCAAAGAACGGGTATTGCCAGACAAGGTAATTAAAACCATGCCTGTTCCAGCCAAAGTCCAAGTAAGACCATGAATCTCAGAAAAAAACCTTTTCACCCTAATAGGCTAATTGTTCTACGGGAACTTCCTAGAACCAACAGCAGCCATTGCTGCACCAGCAGCAACAGCAATAAGGGTTCTACGAGTATCAACAGGAATATTAGACCCCACAGGAACATAATCTCCTAGGTCCGAAGCAAAAATATCAATACTAGTTTCAAACTGTGTACGAATCTCCTCAGGGGCAGACTGAACAGCCTCAATCAATTCAGAAACCTGCTCAACAGTCAAATTATCAACCTGTAACGCCTCAAATACTTTCTCAGCATTGTCCACGCTAATAACAGACAAAACTTCTGGGCTTGTGGCTAAAGCCACAGCCTGCTCCTGACTAGGTTCTTCCTGACTTAGAATTTCATCAACAACCTGTTCAACTTGTTCAGGTGTTAACTCCTCAAAAATTTCTTGTAATTCCTCAATGGTGGTTGCTTCAGCAACCAAAGCCTGAACTTCTTCTTCAGCCAATGGCTCTAAATTTGTCTCCAAATTTGGCTCTAAGGTTGTGGTAGTATCTTCGGGTGCTTCAGTTGTTATTGTCTCTGGTTCAGTTGTTGTGGTTTCTTCTTCAACTGTCGTGGTTGTTTCTTCGGGAAGCATCTCCTCTGGAATGGTTTCCTCTACTGGTGGCTCTGTGGTGTCTGGCACAGTTTCTTCAGGCTCTACAGGAACAGAAGTATCAACGGGTTCTGGCTCAACTATTTGAGGCTGTGTAACAGGTGTCGGAACTGCTGGTGCTTGTGTTGTGGTCGTTGTTGATTCTGTCGTTGTTGTTTGGGGTACGGAAGAAGTAGTCGTAGTCGTAGTACTAGTTGTTGTCGTAGTTGAAGTAGATGTCGTACTGGTCGTTGTACTCGTACTTGATGTTAAGGTTTCTTGAACTATCGTAGTAGTCGTGCTGGTGGCAAGGACAGTCGTTTCGGGGACAATAGTAGTAGTTGTCATCGTTGTTGAAGTCGTGGATGTTGTTGTAAATTCCCATAATGAAAGATTACTTATCGTTAAGTGACCAGCCTGACAGCATGAATCAATTGAATATTGTCTAAAGGTAAATATATCACCAGCAGTAACAGTAACCGTTTCTGTTCCCGAAGCCCGATTCTGCTGTGTTAGCAAAGTATAAACACCGTTCACACCATATTGTGGTGGGTCATAAACCCACCCATCATGTGTCCAATATGACCAATCAAAAGAAACGCTAAAGACACCTTCAGGAATTGTGGTTTCAATTTTAACCCAATTAGCCCCACTACACCCACCACCATCAGGTCCAGTAAGAACAATACTGTTATCAACTACATCTACAAAACCTGTGGCACAGGACTGCGAAGCGGTCCAGTCTCCTAAGCCATCTGCTTTAGCAACCGATGACCATAATGCCAGTATTGCTACTGGAACAAAGATTAACCAACGGGAACGCATAGTTTTTTGTAAATCTTTGTTGCATCTTTGAATAGATAGTTGTTCTTTATTTCATATTTTATTTGAGACAAATCGGTGTTAGTCCAGTTAGCCCAGACATAATCAACCGAATTACTAAAAGCAGCCTTTAAGGTGTCGTTGCTAGAAAAAAAAGATTTGTTCAATCCATAAACATCACAAACATAATTTATAGAACCAAGAGAATCATTGGTCAACTGGTCAAATGGCAAAACAACAATCTTGTCCAATGAATCAATCTTTTCATAGTATGAGATATACCATTCCAAAACTTGTTCAGCACGATTTAATCGTTCGTCTTGTGTGGTTGAAATCCATGAAGCAACAGAGTCAACTGGATTGCGAATAATGGTTACAGGGTTTGGCTGATTATTCCAGTCGCTAATGCGATGTGAAAGCCAATTTAACTTAACATCAATTAACGCTGTTTGTACTAAATGTTCAAAGTAGTGATTACCTGAACGAGCAAACGCACCTAGCGTTATCGTGTCCATTCCTGAGTGTCCTCATTCCAAGCCCACAAACCATCGTCTAATGGTCTTGGGGTTGGTGGTTGCCAATCATTATTGGCGTCCAAAGACCATGAAGCAAAAGGTCGTGGTAATACAAACTCATCTCGCACAGGGTCATAAGAATAACCTATGCCAGCATACTGTTTGCGAATGTTGTGGTTGTATGAAGTCCGTTTACAAACTTGTCCACGGAAGTTTCCATAATGGGTTTCCCAGTCGGAAATGCCGTCAACAACTTCGTCTTCGTTGCGACCAACAATCACTTCGGTTACAATATTGTTTGAATCAAGAAATGCGTAATGTGCCATCAGAATGTAATCGGTCCAGTGCCGCCAGTAAATACATATATCTTATATCCACCAGTTATTGTTGTTGGTGTCAACCCACCACCAGTTTTTGTCAAACCAGCATCAATGGCAGTTAGATTGTCAAATGAATCTGGATAACGAATAATAACAGTACCAGAACCACCAGCACCACCATAACGGTAAAGGACATATGTTGAACATCCACCACCACCACCACCTAAGTTTGTTCCACCTACGCTACCAGAACTATCTCTGCCTGAACCACCAAGACCACCACCGCCCGAACCACCGTCCACCGCATAACCGCTTTGGTTTCCACCACCACCGCCGCCACCACGGGTTACAGCAGTTCCAGTGATTGAACTTGACAAACCGTTTCCACCAACAGCAGTGCTGTTAGTTGAACCACAACCAGCACCACCACCACCGCCAATAACAGTTTGAAATGAATCGTAACCCTGTCCAGTCATTCCTGTTGTGGATTCATATGCACCTGCTCCACCACCGCAACCACCGTTGCTACCGTCACCGTTGTTGTAGTTACCAGCACCACCGCCATTTGATGTAATTGTGCCAAAAACAGAGTTGTTTCCGTTAGCAAGGCTCGCACCACCACCACCGACAGTTACGGTGTATGCGGTTCCAGCAGAAATATTAAACAACGATTCCGCAGCCGAGCCACGACCTGATGTTGCACCAACAACTGATGTGCGATAACCGCCGCCACCACCACCGCCGCCTGAGTGGTATGCGCTTGCGGATTGACCGCCACCACCGCCACCTGCAAGAACCAAATACTCAACCGTAGGGGTAACTGCTGAACCACCAGCCCAATACGCAGCGACTTGAGCCGTGTTGCCACGGCGACCACGGGGTTGCAAGGCTCCGCCACTAATGGCTTTACCACCAGCAAGATTTTTTACGACATCAGGCATCTAAGATGACCTTAAACTGTTGTTATACGGTTAACATACCCATAAACAACGATACTGGTGTTGGTTGCGGCATAAGCCGTAATCAACTTAGGTGTAGCGTTACCCGAAAGCAACAAACCAGCAACAATAAGGTACAAACCGTTTTCAGCCTTAACTGTGTATTCAATTTCGTTTGTTCCAGCAGTTACACCACCATATTGAATGGTGAGTTTGCGGTCAGTGGTATCATAGTTCACTGCATATAACCAAACTTCATCAATAACTGATGTGTTGGATGAGCCAGTGTGAATCGTTGGACCTGCCACACCAGACGAACCTGAGTTAATCAGAAGTCCAAGACCGTTGCCTGTGCCGCTTAGAGGTATTTTGCTAAATGTTGTTGCCATAATAGTATTCCTTTTGTTCCCTTACCAAATTAAAGTATAAATTTCCTGTTCAACCGTATCATAACGGTCAAAAACCCGTAACTCCAACCATTCGTCACTATCCGTGACATCAAATGTCACAAAATCGTACACATCAACAAAATAGTTGTTTGTTAAATCTCCTAGAGTTGTTCCAGTTGTACCCTCCGAAACAAAAAACTCGGTTTGAAGGGTCCCCCGATACTGCAAACCTTTGTCAGACCAGAAAGCGTACAACAAGTCACCAAGGGTTTGCCCTGCTGACGGATACGACTTTGAAAGAGCCTCAAACATCGCATCATTAGTTGTTGTCATAATCTCTCATCTTCCTAGGTTCACCCTCACAGCATGAATCCTTAAAGCCACACTCAGGGCAACGCCATCTGGTCGCAACAGGAGGATACTCACACCCACAAGTCGGACATTCTATCGTTGAACCCACTATTGTGCTTTTAGTTCCTTACGGGACTCAACCTCAGATTGAGCGACTGACGCTATAAGGCTGTCTAGTTCGGCATCTGTGATTTCTGATGGTTTGCTGGAGTGTTCTACATGGACTTGGGTTGGGGCTAGACGGTTGGTGGCTTGCAAATACAGTTTGGCGGAGTTGTTGTCGCCAGCCAAGGCACGCTCATAAAGATTATCTAATAGTTTTTGGGTTCGTTCTGGGGATTGTTGGAGTTCGGATACTCGTTTTTCCCATTCCATTTTGAACGCTGGTTTCTTTTTCCATCTGCGTAAAGTCGTTTCATCTACACCTTCTAGGATGGCATATTTTTCTTGTGAGGATGGTACACGGTTTGGTGGTGGGACCATTAGCCAGTTCAAAAACTTTTCTTGCCTTGGGTCTAAGATGTTGTCCATGCCATTAGGTGAAATGTTCCTAACTTGTATTGAACTTGTCTAGGGAACACAGGGAACAAGGGTGGGGGGAACCTACGGAGGGGGGTAGGATAAGTAGGTACACTGAGCCTACTGGCGAAGTGTACAATAGTGAAGGTAAGGATAAAACCATCTTACAGATGGTTTTGCTAATTGTTGTTTTAGCATGGACAAAAGGGCTTATGGGAACATTACTTGTAATTGTAGGAACAGCGTTTGCTACCTTGTTTGGTATAGCATTGTTTTTGAGAGCATTTTTCAAAACTTTAGAAAGTTTTGATTACGATATTGAATACGAAATGGACAAATATTATGAAACCAAAAGACGCTAGCCCACCAACAAAAGACCCTGAGGTGATTCAGGGCGCACGCATGTATCTACGGGACAATGTTATGCCATCAATTCGCAAACAAAGTCTATCTAGGGAATATAAGAGTCCGAAACGGTTTGTTAAGGCTATGATGGACACAATCACCGAGGGTGATATATCACAAAAGTTTTCTGATGGTGACTGGCAGCCAGTAGCAGAAAACATGTTGATGCAACTATGGCAGAACCAAAACAAGATGCGGGTAAAGCGACCATAATATGGCTGCTAAGAAAAGAAAACCAGCCATAGAGTTGCCAAACCCACCACAATCCTATTATGATAACGCTATGCCACGCAAACGACAACTGCGTAACAAGGACGAAATCTATACTGGCAACAGCCGAGGCACAGTAGGAATATATCGCAAACCTAAGAAGAAAAAGATTATGTTTGCAAGACCTGAAGTGAAATTAAACCTAAATAAACGATTTATGGAAGCATAATGGCTGCTAAAAAGAAACGCCGACAACCAATAGTTCCAGATACCCTTGAAAGCAAAAAACAAAAAAAGTTTGAAAAGGCTGTATGGCTACCAAAAGGTGTAGATAAAACGGTTTACCGTAAAGACCTAGCACCATTAAAACCAGAAAAACTAAAACCATTCAAATCAGAATACAACAAATATCGCCCAATGAACCCATGGGACCCAAATTTGCCACCAGAAGTAAAAAGAATGTACACCACTAAAGCAAAAAAGAAAAACAAACGCAAAGGTATGACCGCATAATGGCAACCTCAAAACCATCACGGGACCCACGACTAGCAAGAGCAGGTGTATCAGGCTACAACCAGCCAAAACGCACACCAAACCACCCAACCAAATCCCACATTGTCGTAGCAAAATCAGGCGGACAAATCAAAACCCTAAGATTCGGGCAACAAGGTGTTAAAACCAACCTAACAGCAGGACAGAACAAGGCGTTCAAATCCCGTCACGCACCCAATATCGCTAAAGGACCTATGTCACCAGCATGGTGGGCAGACAAAGTGAAATGGGACAAATCAAAAACAGCCCAACCAAAAAACCAGAAATGGGTCAAAGGCTCATAAAATGGGATACACCAAACCACAACTAAGAGCAAGAATAGTTGCAGCCGTCAAGGCTGGAACCGCAGGAGGAAACGCAGGACAATGGTCCGCACGCAAAGCCCAAATCGTAGCACAACGCTATGAGAAGGCTGGCGGAGGTTACACAGGAACCAAAACCAAAGCCCAATCCAACCTGAGTAAATGGACAAAAGAAAAATGGACAACCAAATCAGGTAAACCATCCACCCAAGGACCCAACGCCACAGGCGAAAGATACCTACCAAAAGACGCAATCAACAGACTATCAACATCAGAATACGCTGCCACCACAAAAAAGAAGCGTGAAGGCATCAAATCAGGAAAACAGTTCGTACCAAACACTAAAGCAGCACGGACAGCAGGACGAGCAGCCCGAAAATCATAACACAATATATTTTTTTGTGTACCACCCCCATATAAAAATTTCACAATTCGGCTCTACCTCCTTCAATAAATAAATACATATAGGGGCGTACCCCCCCATGCTCCCCTATGCGGTGTGCGGTGTGGCTAGGCGAGGTTTGGATTATGGTTTCGGCTTTATGATTCGGCATAATGTGCCACCAAATTTCCACGATGTGCTAAACGCATGCGTGTGACGGGGGTGCATGAGCCGAGGCTCCAACCAATGCATAATCTTTTGGGGTCGTATTCGGGATTTTGTTCATCGCCTGCTTTGCGGGAATATTCCTGCGCATTATGCATAGGATATATCTTGGGAAAAGTCACACGATGAAAAGGTTGACATTTGTTTTTGGCTGTGTCATTAATGTTTGGCATCGGAATCGGCAACGGTAATCCGACAGGGCATGGAATCCTGTTGGGTAGGGTCACCACAACCGAACGAAGTGCTGAGCAATACGAATCGGCACACCACACAGCGACACCTCATGGCGAATGTCATGGGTTATGGATGGCTGTTGGAGTCGCAGGGCAACCTATTCTTCCACAATGAAATGTGGAACGGCGTAAAGCGACACGAACAATGTTTGCATTGTTCAACTTAGTTGATGCATGGACAATCTGTAGATTGTGTTTGGTGTTGACCCCATTAGATAGCCGAAGGCTTAGTTGGCTTCGGTGAAGTGACGGGGAACGGGACATAATCGGAATTACATGCAAAGACATGAAATGTCCCCATGATTGATTGCAATGTTCATGGGGTCACGGGAGGTTTGCAGGCTGTGAAAATCCTTGCGGTGATGGACGCATTATGCTAGAGTCACTACGAGGATTAGCGAGGTTCAATTCCTTGCCTTTCCGCTATGTCCTAAGGGACATAATCATAATCACCTATTACAACTGGAGGTTGTAACATTATGAAACTAGAAGCAATGTCAGTGAATGTGACACCATTCAAGAATGGTGTCCGAAAGAATGTTGGCAATTGGTCGTTCGTGGACAACAATGACGGTAACTTTAATTACCGTCAAATTTTGCATCATGGAACTCTCTTGGGAGAGTTTTACTGTGACTGTGATGATGTGAGTTGGGGCTTTGCCCCGTTGTCCACTGGTTGGGGTTCTGCATCGGACCAAATGGGTATGAATAAAATCCTGAAGGATTTCGGTTGGACATTCCGTAGGAATGGTGGCGAGGCTCGTTTTGAGCATGTTTCGGGACGCAAGTTCCCTAACTGACTTTGGTCAGTGGGACGAAATAGCACACCGATTTGGTGTGGGCAGTGCAATTCTGCTATCGTCCACTATGGTGGACTCAGCCAATGGGGTTGAGTCATTAGATGTCCGTGAACGGACAGCCATTCAATACATAATGGGAGGATAACATTATGGCAACATCAGCAAACACAGTTGTATCTATTGATACAAACAACAGGAGAATCACTTTCCGTACCGATACAGGTCGGGAATATAAGACTCACATCAGCATGCTAAGCAAAAACGAACTCATCAAGGTTGGCTCGTTCCTTCAAGTCAAGTGGAACGGCACACCAATGCACAAGACAGTCGCTGAGATTGCTGGCATCGTAGATGAGGCTTTGGCACAGTTCAAAAGTGTTCCACAACCTACGGTTGAGAAGCCAATCGTTCGTACTTCGGAACCTGTCCCTGCTAAAGCAGTTCCAGTAAACGAAAGTTTGTCGCTAGATGCGATGATGAAAATTGTGGTTGCAAACATTATGTCAACAATGCCAGTAGGGATTGACGAGAACGCTGTTCGTAACATCGTTTCCGATGTTGTTGACCCGATTGCGATGGACCATGCAGTAGCGTTGGACAGATTGTCCAGCAAAATTGATGCGATGCAACCGAAGGTTACACAAATCGTCATCAAGGACCGTCCGACAGTTACCCTAAAGGGTGTACAGCACAAGGCTTTTGCTGACATTATGATGTCAATATCTGCCCGTTGCAACACTTTCCTTGTGGGTCCTGCTGGCACTGGTAAGACAACAATGGTGCAACAAGTTGCTGATGCTTTGGGTTTGCGTTTTCATGCTGAAAACTTGACAGCCGCAACTACCGAGTATTCCCTAAAGGGCTTTACTGATGCCAATAGCGGTTACAAAGCAACTCCACTTCGTGAATTGTTTGCGAATGGTGGCGTTTACTTGTTGGATGAGATTGACAATGCGAACCCCAATGTTTTGGGTGTTCTCAACAGTGCGTTGTCCAATGGCTTTATGGCTTTCCCTGATGGTATGGTGCAAAAGCATCCCGAGTTCATCGCTGTTGCGGCAGGTAATACTTACGGCAACGGTGCAACGGCAGAGTATGTAGGACGGAATCCGATTGACGGTGCAACTTTGGACCGCTTCGCCTTTTTCAATGTTGACATTGATGAAGCGGTAGAGGATGCAATGCTTGCAGGGTTCGGTTTGCCTACGGCAACTGCTACTGCTTGGGTCAATGCGGTTCGCAAATCCCGTCAGAATGTCGCTGATAGCGGTTTACGAGTCATCGTGTCACCACGAGCCACAGCGAACGGTGCAGGGTTACTTGCTCAGGGCATGGACATGGACAAGGTGTACAGTGCCACAGTCCTGAAGGGTGCAAAGCATGACCAAGTTGAGAAAATTCGTCAAGGTGTAACCTTGACAGTAGCCGCTTAGTCCATTACGATTCAACTGGAGGTTGAATATGTCAAATACAAAACTTATGCAACTTGACGGCAAAGCCGTTTATGTTGATTATTTCAACTCGTTTGGCGAGATGCTCAACTATGTTGAACGCAACCCAAAGTTTGCACAATCCGACAAGGATGGCACACAGGGTTGGGATGGGATGCGGAACTTTGCTGATGCATCACAATTAGCCCGTGATGGTTGGCATGATGTTCGTCCTGAGGTTGATAAGTTGCTCAACCAAATGTCGGATGTCATTGCTGAGCGTTTGGAAATTGCTCCTGCGATGACATGGAATGTCGCTGGTGGTGTTGTGGATGTTGGTCGTTACTGTGGTAACGAACCGATGTGCATGATTGATTTTCCGATGGAACCACAGGAACGAATGGGCAAGGTGGTCAAAATGTTTATTGACTACGGTGCATCGGCTTCGTTCAGTGGCGATTTCATTATGAAACGGGGCATCGTGTTGTTGGCTCTTGTGGATACTTTGCAGAAACTTGGTGTTTCTGTTGAGATTTACGGCGAGACAGCAATCTCTAGTGGCGGTACGATGCATACCACGGTAACGAAGTTGCATGACCCAACAGACAAGTTGGACATTGACGAACTGATGTTCACTTTGGCTCATCCTGCGATGCTTCGCCGTATGGCGTTCGCTGTTCGGGAGATGTCATCCTGTGCCAAATCAATCAGTGCTGTTCAAGGCGGTTCGTATGGTTCAACACGACACACGATGTATGCCCCGACTGTCAATGCTGATGTTCGGATGGAACGCTTGGAACATGCGGCAACACAGTGCATGGAGAATCCTGTGGAATGGGTTATGCAAACCATAACTGGTTTGAATCTAGTGTAGATGTCCATTGGTGTAACAGGGTGGTGATTTTATCCTCCGCTACCTTGTTACACCTTTGGTGTAAAATATAAACAACAACACAACCTTGGAGGTTGAAATGAAAAAGCAATTAGCACGGACATTGTTCATGTGGGTCTTGTATGGGGTCACATTGTGGGTTGGTTTCGGGTGGTTCGGTTTACCGAACGCTTTTATGCCAATGTTTATGACCTTTTTGGGTACTTCAGTACCTTTAGGGTTCGCTTTATGGGAGTCATTCATCTTTATGGGGATGAATGACCTAAGAAAAGATGCACGAGATGCAGAGTTGGAAACTTGGGCGAGAGATTTTTTCTCACCTTTGAAAGAGGACCAGTCATGGGATGTCAGCATTCCTGCGCCGAATGGTTACCAGTTTGAAATTTGGTGGAATGGTGCGTTAGTGATGTGGCAAGCGGAACTGTGGGACATGACGGTTATGCCAACAGCGATATGTGACCGTGATGTGTTTGTCACTAGGGACGAAGCGATTGATTGGTTCGTGAAAACTAGCAAGATGATTGACAAGTTCTAAGGCAATGTGTAAAATAACTAGCGTAAACCGATTGGAGGTGAGTGATGCTTACGAACTACAAAGAGTGGACAACGGATGAACTGTTGAAGCAGTTGCAAAGCAACCGTGTTGTTGTGTTCAACAGGAACAATGACAACACAGTAATTGTGGAAATTCTAGAAACTAGAATGAAAGAAATGAAGGAGGTCATGTACAACGACTAATAGATACAACACAACTGGTAAGGATGAAATGTCCCCTTCGGGGGACATACACGAATAGTTTTTCGTGCTGATGATTCCAGTCCGAATCTGTACCTTGGAGGTATGTTATGAGTAAGCAAGTGGCAGGGGCATTTATGCCCAGTGGTATAGGCAAAGAAATTGAGCCTGTAATGGTTGGCGATTACAAACACATTCAGTCGCTAATTGGCGGTTGTTTTGATGTTGTCACAACTAGGGTTGGTGGTAACGAAATCGTTGGTTATGTCCATGATGAGGGTTTGCTGATTGGTTTGGAACAAAACTGGTTTGCCAGTGCATTGTTTGAACGCAACCTAGTGGGTCCTTGCGTTATCATTGGTGGTGAGTCACCTGACGGATATTGTGATGGTGACAGTTATGATTTGCCTGAAAATTTCTTTTATTTCCTTGCAACGAAGTTCACGGAACATGTTGCTGACACATACAACGAGGCTACGACAGCAACGATTGTGTTGGAACTTGCCCAAAAGTTTGGTCTTGCAACCGAGGATGAACTCAATTTGCTTGTTAGCAAAATGGGTGACGAGATGAACACAGGTCAAAAGGGTGATGCCATGGAAATGCTGATTTCATTGACTAATCGGGTCAACGACCAGTTGGCTGATATGGCTAGCAAAGTAAAAGGCACGCAGTTGGTCAATGAAGTTGAGGAATTTTTGAAAGGAAATTCATAATGTCAGATAGTCCAGTTGAACAGTTGGTGGGTCAGGGCAAGTATGAGTGTCCGACCTGTGAGAACACTATTGAGGTGTTCGTTCGCCTTAGCGAACTTCCGTTATGTTGTAATCATGCAACAGGTAAAATTCAAATGCGAAAGGTAGGTAAGTAACATGTCATGTCCAATTTGTAATGGTCCGATTCCTAATGCGATGGATGAAGGAAAATATTCGGGTGCGTTATCTCGGAGAGATAACAAGACTGAGATTTGCTCATCGTGTGGTGTTATGGAAGCGATTGAGGATTATAACCGTAGGTCGGTTATTGTTGAACGACCAACATTGACGGAGGGGATGTGATGCGTAAATTCAAGGCACGACATTATCCTGCGATGGAATTGTTGCGAATGTTTCGCCCTGAAACGGATGACACAATTATTGCGGAAACATTGGGGGTTCATCCTCAAATTGTTAGGAAATGGAAATATAAAAACACACAAATAAACCAGTGGTTTGCTGACAAGTATGCGATTCGTTTGGGTATGCATCCTTCGGCAGTATGGAATGATTGGTTTGAGATGGAGGCAGAACAAGTATGAAATCACATGACGAAATTTTTGATGTTGAGCAGAACATGAAACAAGTTTTCGGAGATGACCTCGCATTGGGGTTGTGTCTGAAATTGATTTATGATTTGACAACTGACGAGCAGTGGCAAAATCTAGTAGAAACAACGCTACAAGCAAGGCGGTTAGCAAGTGTGTGATGACCATGGTTTGGATGATGTTACACCTATCGGTGTGAACATATCCTCCGATGCCATAAATGGTATGTGGATGGGTGACCGTATTGCATACATAAAAGGTTATGACCTGACGAACAGGCGTGACATTTTGGAATGGTTGGAAGCAGTAACACAAGTGCATGACCAGTTTGTTTCCGAGTTCATGGGTGATTCGTTTGATGAGTTGCAACTGTTGGAATTACCAACGAACCCGTTGCAACGCTGGATGATTATTCGTGACTCGGTAGCAAAAATCATAAACCAATTTCAAAATGTTACCAGTGTTCTTCAAGTGATTGACCAGTTGGGTGTGTCCCTAGATGAGTACATGACAGCGTTCAGCACGAACAAGTTTGGTGGTTATATTGACCGAGCAACCTTTGCGGAATTTGAATCCGACATGCTGAAGGAACGCCCAAATTACATGAAATTAGTGCGTAAATACGGGCTAAATCGCAACATGGTGAAAAGTTTCCAAGAACTGTACGAACCAATAGTGGTTCGCACTTATGGTCGTGGAAACAACATGGGACTAGTTAGAAAAGAGTTCCATGAAATGATTATGGCGGGGACAATATCAAACAAAGAAATAGTCAGAATAATAAATGAGAAATACGGGACCAATTATGTTCCTGACACAGTTCGCTGGCATAAGCGACAAATAAAAAAGAAGGATGTATAACTATATGTGTTACTATTTGTCCATGCTAATTATTGGAGGTTATAAATGAGAATAGATAG